TCACTACCCTTATTCTCATCATAAGGGTTACTTAATTTCCAGCTATCGTAATTCATTATAGGTGTCCTCCGTATTTATTTCCATATTCAAATCTCCACTCACTTTCTGCAAGTGTATCTGTCATACCAGTATAGTCATTTACTCCACTACCATACTCAAAGTTAGCTTCACTAATAGCTTTATCAATCTTGTCGATATATAATCCCTCATTATTTGTTAGCCATTCGTGTATATCATTACACTCTAATCCGTTAGGCACTTCTACCTCCACTTCTGCGTACTTGTGATACACGCTTCTTTGCATAATTTTTACTTTCATAATTTTGTCTATTTATTGGTTAATTGTATTCTTACATATTCTCCATCATCATCTTCATCAACATCAGCAATATTGCAATCTATTAGATTATCAATTTGACATAAGTCTGTAAATGTGTTGATGTGTAATTCGCAAATATCGTTACCGAAATAATCTTCAATTTTAATTCTCATATCTTGTTTGTTTTTTAGTTAATAATAATTTCTATACAAACATTACAATAAAAAATCAAACCACCAAATTTAATTACCTCTTTTTCAGTAATTTATATTCGTTCTAAATAAGGGGAAAGTCAGGCTCTGTATATAGGAACAGGCGTACACGCACTTAAAGGCAGTTTTGCGAGACTTTTTGTGGCTCAGAATTTTGAGCATAAAAAAAGGGGCAGAACGCCCCCTTTTAAGAAGATATAAAAACACAAAACAAAAACAAAACAATAAAGAAATTGTTTGTGAAACAATTTTAATGAATTTATCCCAAATAATTAGGCAATTTCAGGAACTTTATTAAAGGGTTTTTAACAGGACTTTTTATATATCAGAATTTATACAAATTTCTTCTCCCTAAGTCCATGGGAACGAAAATACCTGTTCTGCCCTCGTTAATTACAACTCCGCAGCCTAAAGTTGGCTTTTTTGGGAAGTTTTTACCGTATGAAAAGGCCATGTGGTCAACATCTATGCCACATCCAACATTTAAGCCGAAAATTATATCGTTTCTTGATGCCATATAAGATACACCACCAAAAGAATGAGAGTGTCCTACTACTGTTGACTGTCTATTAGCTGCGGCTCTGTTACGAGCCCCTGAAATTCCACTACTACCAGTACCATGTTCATATAGAACACCATCTATCTCCCACGAAAGCTCCCATCTCCAGCCTTTTGGGGCTTTCCATATCTCTTCGTATGTTTTCATAAATCTACTCGGTATGCCAGCAGTAGTGGCCTTTCGGAATGGTAGTGCTGAGTGGTTTCCTACACAAACCATAACATCAGGGAATGTTTCATACCACTTTTCCATAGCCCTCTGAGCTTTTTCAGCTTCACTTTCGGCATTTGGCATTTCTACTAACTTTTCGTGATATGAGAGTGCGGCATTATCTACCTCATCTCCAATATGGACTATTTGTGATACCCCAAAACGAGAAAAGACTTCGTAACAGAAGTCTCTATATCCTGGATGACAGAACGGCTCGTGTGTATCACCTATAATACCTACATTTGATGAGTTTCTAAAGGCTTGTAACATATCGTTTTCAGCCTTAGATAGTCTTGGTCTATATTGTTTCATAGTTGCAGTGTTTGCACAAAAATATAAATTATTTTTCTTTTGTGCAACTATTTTTTGATTTTCTCGTATGAACGACCCCCAAAGTATGCTCCAAAAGCTGTTATAGCAAGCATTTGCCAAAGGTCAATCCAAGAGTCTTTTATATCAAGTTCAACATAACCAAAATCAATGATAGTAAATACAGAAAGAACAATAAGCAAAAAAGCGAGGCTAAGAGGTCGTATGGACTTAGCGAGCCAATTAGTGCTTTGCATATCTGCTTTCCACCTTTCACTAACTTGTTGTTGTATAGTTTTTTCAAAATCATAAATCGCTTTATTTACTTCATGTTTTATAAGCTCTTTTTCTTCAGCACTTGTGTGTATTTTATCTATAGCATTTCCTACTGAGTCAACCAGTTGTTTTGCCCCTCCACTAAATATTTTACCTAAAATTCCTGCCATATCTAATCTAAATCTATATATTCTATTGTTACTTCTTCTCCACTTTCAATAGCCGCTGCAATAGGTGGATAAATTCGCTTATAGGCTTTAACACTTTCTCCGACAAACCCATCTTTATAGAGTCCATTGTGTTTTTGAGTGTTTCCAACGATAAGACAACCAGCAGTGTGTTCATCAGTATTCCCAGTATGTATAAGAATATGCTCAAAATTAGGCACATCAACGATATGAAGCATACCAATATGTAAATTACCGTATCTTTTAGTATATTTTTCATGAAATCCACCTTGTTTTCTTAATTTTATTTTGTAAGTTCCAGCAGGTATTCTTGTTTCGCCCCAAACTTTTGTGTCTCTTTTTTCATCTTCAAGAGTATAGCATAAGAAATTCAACCCATCTTTAGACTCTTCAAACAGTATTCCTGATGTAGAGTCAGCTTGTGAGCTAAATCTTACAACTTTTAACTTCATATTAGAGGAACATTTTAACCAGCACCCCAACAACCGTTGCAAATATAATCCAAAGAGCCCTCGTAACATTAGACTTCCATCTTTTCATATCTTGAAACTCTTGTAAGAGTGTATCGTATTTTTCTAATTTAGTTTCTCTAAACTCTGTATTTTTGTTGACACGAGAAACAAAGCCGTTATCAGGATTTAATAGACTTGAGGTTAAATTGTCAAGCTTTTCATCCATAGAGTCCAGCTTATCCTCGAATGAGTCCATTCTCTGTTTCATTAACGCTATTTCTTGTGCTGCTGTAGCCATTATTGTTAACTAAAAATTATTAACCTTGATTGCATTTGAAAACTGACATTATCTCTACCTGGAATATTTACCGCTATAACTATCATTCCATCTCCACCGAAAGCACCTGATGCTGGTGGTATATCAAAACAAATGCTATCTCTATCTCCAGCTAAAGTAACTGAGGCACTACCTAAAGAAGTATTATTATCAGAGTGCTGTGCGTTACAAACAACTCTAACCTCGTAAACTGTTATATCTACCTGCTGACCAGCAGTTCCTGATATAATGCCTCTAAAGCCCTGAAAGGTCTCCCCCTGTCTGAAGTAATAACAAGCACCAGCCATAGCCTCAGAGAGACTCATTGGGCTTCTTGGTCTAAGACTAAATTTATATGCGTGAGTGTCTTGCATATTTTTAATCCAAAGACCTGTTCCAAGATTACTGGCAAAAGCCCTTATTGGAGTATTAGTTATAGTTGAATTAAAGTTTGACCAATCAGAAGATGATAAGTATCCATCTGTTGTTCCATTTGCTTGAGGTATGCTTATGGCTGGAGTTGTACCTCCTGAAGATACTATTGGTGCTGTTCCAGTAACATCAGTAACAGTTCCTGAACCTCCACCTCCAGGTAGCCACTCTAAAACACCTGCTGTAGATGTTAAAACTGTTGTACCTGTATATGTTTTTACATTAGAAAAACCAAAGTTTGTATTTCCATCCAAAGTATCATCAGCGTTTGTCATTCCGCTAAATGTTACTTTACCAGTTCCATTAACCGTTGTTGTTAAAGCAGACCAAGCACCACCCTGTCTATCAAACTCTGCTTTTATTTCTGCCGCAACAGCAATAGCCGTATCGTTAGCTGTTATATCAATTTCTATCTGAAAATATCCTGGCGTTGGAATAAAAACAGCCGCTTCTCCAGTAACATTGAAATGACACTCTCCCTTATTTGTTTTATCTAAAAAAACAAAGAAGTTCTTATTATGTAAACCACCTGCTACATCTTCACCACAAGTAATTGTTGTCTCCGTTCCATAAGGCGAAGTATTCCAATCTAAAACACCTGAATTATCTTTAGTAAGTACACTTGAATTAGGGCACTCACTAAAGTCTTTAGGGTTGTGTATTTGGTCGTTTGGTAAATCTGAATGAAAATTACTCGCCATATTAGTATAGTATTATTCCGTTTTTCTTACTCACTCCGCCATCGTTTTCATTACAATAATCAGGGAATGATTTGTGATTATCCTCTAAAAACTTAGTCATCTTTCTAAGATAAGATTCAGACTTCTTAAAAGTCTCGTTTCTTAAAAAGTTAAGCTTCTTTCCATCTACAGGCATTGTGAACTCACCAACATTCTCAACAATACCCTGTGAGGTTGTATTATAGCTCATATCAGGCATCATCTCAAACTTTACACAGAAAGCAAGGTAGTCTAATATATAGTCGTTTAAAAGCTTTCCATTTGGCTTTTGGATATATATAAGCGAGTTTGCGTTTGTGTTTATTGCGTCTCCTGTTACTCTAAACTGTGTTACAGCACCTACAGTATCGACAGACTCCACAATATTAAATGGCCTACAGCTATCTGTACCGTTTTCTCTTAGCGGTAAATCAACACTTGTAACAAAATCACCAACCTCAACAAAAGAATTAGTAGGGCAGGTTATCGCATTAGAACCAGCAGTAGTGCCAAAGCTTCCCCCAGCAGAAAACGAAAAACTTGTAGTTGTAGCGTTGCTTGGTTGTGATGCACCAGTAGGTAATAAAACACTTACAATATTTTGATTTGAAGTTGCTGTAAAGTGAGGGTTTCCGTCAAGAGCTCCCTGTATAGCTGTAGCAACAGCAACAGCATTAGAGGATGGTGTTAAATCTACAGGAATAACATCATCATAGGTAGGCGGAACAGCCATGTCATCAGTGTTGATTACCCTAAAATACACAGCGTATTTTATAGCGTCATCAGTCGTATAAATTGTAAAATACTTATGATGAAGTGCATCGTAAGAAGCCTGACACTCTATCAAAGCGTATGTTTTAGGCTCGTTTATAAGACTTACATTATTGTCAACATCATCAACTATTTGTTGATATATCTTTTCACCTATAGACGGCTGTATAAAGTTTAGTTCAGCAATCTCAATAAAAGACGGCTTAACCAAATACTTATCTGTATTTTTGTTGGTAAACGCTATATCAACTACTTGTGTCGGTGTTATCAACGCCATCTTTTATCTTATTTTTTTCGATTAGTAAACTGTCTAACTCCTCTTCTGAAAGCTCAGGTAGGTGGAAGATTCTTCTTCCCTCTTGCACTGATATATAATCAGTAGGGTTTATAGCACCAAGCATTGTTACAGGCGGTTTGTTTACAATATGTAAATCAGAAACCTCGTAACCTGCGTGCCTCTTTAATAGTTTCTTCAACTCTCTTATCATCATGTGCTGAGGCTCTCTAATAACTGTACTCATAACTATATCGTATATAGTTAATATTTGTTGGTTATTACCTAAAGAACCAGCCACCTGTATTCCTGATAAAGCAGGATTCCATCTGTGAGCTGAGATTATATTATCATTAGTAATGGTTTGTAATTCCATAAAAGAACCATCACTTGTGTCGTTGATGACCTGAACATTAGCGGCAGACTCATCTCCGTTTTTAGCTATAAATAATATCTTGGAGTTGTTATTCTCTCCAGTAAGCTTTTGTCTTGCCTCGTCAATAAAGATTTGTGCTTCTTCTTCAGACATATCTGCACCTAACTCAATAATTGCAGACGGCATAAATCCGTTTTTAAATCTTGTTAGATTATACTTACCGATTTGGTTAGCAATCTTAATGTGGTCTAAAGCTGCCACATAATCAGGGAGTCCATAATAGTGGAATGTACTCTCATAATCAGAAAAATGCAAAATAGAACGCTGAACGCCTTTTGCATACTTTCTAAAGTTAGGATACAAGTCAAGAGACTTAATTTTATCCTTAGTCTTTCTTACATCAGCCCAATCAGGGTGAAATAATATTTTCTTTTTATCTTTGGCAACCCTTGCTGTTGTAGCATCATGATGGTATAGGTTTACATAACCATTACCAACAACTACTTCAAGATAAGCGTTACCCATAGACCAGTAGTCATCAACTACTCGTCTCATTACATCATCGAGACTTTCTCCGTCTGCGTTGACATCTTTTATATATTCGTCAAGAGCCTCGTTATTCGTATGAAAACCCTCTCCTATAGTAAAAGTAGTTTTCGTATTTAGAATAGCCCTGTGAGTAGAGGCAGCCCTTGATAGCTCACTTAAATGCTGGGGAAATAAATTATCATCCCCAAAAGGAATCCACTCATTTTTGAGCTTGTCAATTTTTTTTACCTCTTCGGGTACATCTTGAGCAAGGTCTTTTGAGAAGCCGTAAGCAAGAAGCTTATTTCTTTTTGCTGGTTTTTGTTGATACCTGCTTCTTTTCTTTCTTGACTGGTGCTTCTTTGATTCCATCTGATTCTATATTTTTATTGCAGCATTTTTTGTCAACATCACAATTTTTCATACCACAAGTAACATAATTTTTGCCC